TTTGGCTGTCGATTGAAGCCTCGACAATGGCTTTTGATTGAGTAAGACGCATAACTTTTCTCCTTGTTTGCGTTGGTTATATGGCGAGATGCCACGACACCCCCGAAGGGGTGTTTCGACAGTTTCTCATGCTGTCATCGTCAGGTAGCGTTATGCGGCATCAAGTGCGCCCAGCACCTTGTCCACAACTTCATTTTCAGATGCGGCATCAGCCATAGCCTTTGCCGCCGCATCATCTGATGCAAGCCGTGCGGCCTTCAACTCGCGGCACGCATCATCGAACTCAGCCCAATCCATCGCATCGTATTTGGATGGCTTGAATGAACCAGTTACGGTTTCTTTGCCGAACAACTTTTCTGCCAGTTTAAACATCTCAGATTTGCCAGCGTCACCATCGACAGCATCCATGAGTTTTTTCTCGCTATCAATTTCATGATCATCAAACACTGCCCTGACCATTTCGGGCGTTACGTTGTCGCCGCCAATGCCCAACTTGTGGCGAGCCTTGACGCTGTTCTCTTTCAGTTTCTTGGCGGTGGCTGGCTTGATGTATGCACCCAACTCTTCGCTCAGTTGTTTAGACACTGTGGCAGGAAGGCGTTTGTTCTTGCCATTGCCAACCAACCCGACTGGCGAGATCGCCACGATCAGGCTGACGTACTGGTTAATCTTATGGGCATTCATCTGCTGGGTGTTCGCGTTGTTCTCCATGGTGCGTGCCTTGTTCTCGCCGCGCAAATTAGCAATGGATGCCTCAGCATTGGCAATGTCTGCCATGGTGTTGTCGAAATTTTGAGTGTTAAAAATGTCCTGCATAATAGTCTCCTGTGAATTGCAGTTGGTTGGTGTTATTTCCAGATCACTTCAATTTGTGAAGTTTTCTCATCGGTCTTCCATTCGCCGATAGGCTTGCGTGACATGGTGCAGAACACCTTGCCAGCGCGGTCACCTACGACCTTTTCGAAACGATCAATTTCATTAAGAAAATCGTTAAATGTTTTGAAGATCTCTTTCATGGTTATTCTCCCTTGAACTCAAAACGCTGGTCAAAATATGCAGGGTTGTCAGAGCATGCGATAGCATCCTTAACCTGTTGGACATTCATCCATCCGCACATTGCCATCTCGAAGGCATCATCGAAGTTGATGAAACCAAGATTAGCCAAGGTCTTCAGTGCCTCGCGGCGGATAGGTGTGAGTTTAGCATCTGCAATTTTAGACATCGTTGTCTCCTGTTTCGTGGTTACTCTTCAGCATGGCGTACCAATCGCCATGGACAGGGGGGCAAGTTACCCTGCCCCGAACCCAGCCGCAGGAACTCACGCCCCTGCCAGATTTACCGCCCCACAAGCGCGAGCGCATCACTGCGGTCACACCCGATCTGTATCTCGAACTGCCCCATCGCAAGCGCGACAGGTGGGCTGGGTGACATCGCCTCACCACTCCGTGAGGTAGAAGATCTGGGGCTGGTTACCAGAATGCCGAAGGTTGCCAAATCAGGGGCTGTAGACCCCTTTGTCATATAGCCGCAGATGGTTGTCAACCCCCCCTAATGGCTTTTTTTGGTCATTAATGGATATGTGTGACATATATGCAACAGTTAAAGGTCGAAATCGTCACTGGCGGCTTCTGGAAGATAGCCGTGTGTGATTATAAGCCAGAATACCTAAAGGCGCTCAGTGAGGCTTAAAACGCCAGTAATCGGCATTATTGGTTATTCTTTGCCAGTGTTGTTTCGGGGACGTAAATGGTAAAGTTATATAGAACAATTGAACGGCGAGACCAAAACCACGCCCAAGCGCAAGCGCATACTGGCGGCACACAGGGAATACATAATGGGTAGAGATAAAGACAAAGATAAGATCATTAAACTAGTACCAGCATCGGATGGCCTCACTAGCAAACAGGAAACCTTCGCCAAGTTGGTAAGTGAGGGGCAGACACTCACTGATGCCTATCGATCAGCGTACAGCGCAGAAAAGATGAAGGATAGTTCAGTATGGGTTGAAGCATGCAAGTTGAGGCAACACCCCAAGGTGTCCCAAAGGATAGAGGCGTTATCAGGTGAGATCACCGCACGTCAGGCATCTGAAGACGAACGGCTCAGGATATTTGTGACTGAACAGTTGAAGCATGAGGCTTTGGGTGCAGGATCAGACAGCGCAAGGGTTCAGGCACTGGTGGCATTGGGCAGATCGGTGGCAATGTTCAGTGACAAGGTTATCGAAGAGGACAGCACACACCGCACAGCGTCTGAGATTGAGGCTGAGATCCAAGATCGCCTGTCGCGACTGCTTGGTTCCTGATCTGTCTGGGGGTGGACACAGCGCATTCCGCACTGGCTTGACCCCCACCCCACCCCATCCCCCCTGTATGGCGCGGCGCATACAACACACTATACACTGTGAAATGCACAACCAATGAGTATCCTAGAAAATCTAGACATATGCCAAGGTAATTGCATCTTAGATGATGAGAAATGTATAGTTTGCTGTAGGTCCTTTCATGAAATAGCCGTGTGGGACGATTTAACGCCCTCTGAGAGGGATTGGATGACTACTATGGTGCAGGGTAGGCAGGATAGACTCTGGACGCTCTGGTGGGGCTCTGAGAGCGTTTTAAAGAATTAGCATAATTTAATAGTTCTCTAGAACTTTTACCCCCCCCCTATTCTTAAAAATTATTTTGCTAGTTATAATTTTAGGGAAGGGGTTCTTTCTAGGAAAGTACCCTAGGAATCCTGTGCCCCCACGTTGGCGCCGTACATCTGTAAGGTTTCCCAGCCATCTTCTAGCTCTTCTTCAGGGGGCGGCTTTAGGTTTTCCTTGGCATATTCCACGCCAGCCTTTATTGCGTGGTAAATTCCGGAAGATATCATGGCGGATTTTACCTTATCGCACATATCTATCGTGACCGTGGCGCTACCGTCTTCGTGCTCAACAACATCAACAACTTCTATTTTCATTAAAATCTCCCTCGTCCCTTACTAGTTATAATAACATATAACTAGTTATAATTATATATATACATAACTAGTTATAAGTAGTAAATAGTTATATACTAGTTGGGCGGGCTGATGTCTCCCCTGCCCGCAGGGGGAGTTGAGCGTGGTCCTCCCGACGCTCCTCCCCCACCTTAAGGAGAACGAATGAGCAACAAAGTTATAAACTTCCCCGGCGTTAATTTTAAAAACGATGGAATGGGGGATATAGACCCAGACGATATGCTGAAGGCTATTGCTGAGGAGTCTGTGCTAGACAGCGTTGTTGTGCTAGGCTGGACAAAGGAAAACAATTTATTTGTTGCCACCAGTGGGGAAAGCGGCCCCGAGATTATTTTTCTAATGGAGATTGCGAAGTCGGTTATTGTTAACAGATGTTTGCAGATTGAATAATGTTTACTGCCATGGTTTATGCTTGTTTGACTTTAAGTTCAGAGTCATGTCTTATCTTTAAAGATAAATGGGGACCAAGCAAAACCATCGAAGAATGCCTAAAGCGAACAAATGAAATGGCGGCGGTAGTAGCAAGTTTGGGTTATAAGCCACTGGCGTATAAGTGTGAGAGATCGGGAGTTAATACACACATCGATGAATCAGTTACAATCCGTACAAGACAAAATAAAAAACCTTCCGCTATCTGAGCAGGAAAAGTTTCTTGATCTCCTTGAGCAATACGAGGAAGCAAAGAACAAAGAAAAGGCTCGTGTAAATTTTTTAGATTTTGTAGAGATGATGTGGCCTGCGTTTATTGCTGGTCGGCACCATGAGATTATGGCTGATGCCTTTGAGCGTGTGGCGCGGGGTGAGTTAAAGCGCCTAATCATTAACATGCCGCCACGACATACCAAGTCAGAGTTTGCATCGTTCCTTTTCCCAGCTTGGTTTCTTGGGCAATACCCAGAGAAAAAGATTATTCAAACCGCACACACTGCTGAACTGGCAGTGGGCTTTGGCCGTAAGGTGCGTAACCTAATTAATCAGGATGATTTCCAATCAGTGTTTCCCGGCATTGAACTGTCTTCAGATTCAAAAGCGGCTGGGCGCTGGAATACAAACAAGAAGGGTGATTACTTTGCTATTGGTGTTGGCGGTGCTGTCACAGGTAAAGGCGCTGACGTTCTTATTATTGATGACCCGCACTCAGAGCAAGAGGCGGCAATAGGGGCTTACAACCCAGAAGTATACGACAAAGTTTACGAGTGGTACACATCAGGACCGCGACAGCGTTTACAGCCGGGTGGAGCGATCATTGTAGTTATGACGCGGTGGTCTGTTAGAGATTTGACAGGGCAAATCATTAAGTCAGCCACGCAAAGACATGGCGCTGATGATTGGGAAGTAATTGAGTTGCCCGCTATCATGCCGTCAGGAGATCCACTATGGCCCGAGTTCTGGCCTATAGATCAGTTGGAGGCACTCAAAGCAGAACTGCCTATATCCAAATGGTCTGCACAGTACCAGCAGGATCCAACATCTGAAGAAGGCGCGCTCATTAAGCGAGAATGGTGGCGTGAATGGGAATCTGAAAGCCCGCCACCGTGTGAAGCGATAATTCAAAGTTGGGATACAGCGTTTCTTAAAACGCAACGAGCGGACTATTCTGCTTGCACAACATGGGGTATCTTTAATTATCCAAATGAACAAGGTGT